TATCTGGAATTGTGGATACAGACACTTTTCCCAATGAGATAAATTTTCCAATAGTTATTAATGGGGACAAATACCCTGTTTTAGAAACAATCATTAAAAAAGGAACACCCTATGTTCAAATAATACCATTTAAAAGAGATAATTGGAAAATGACAGTTAAACCAAGACTACAAAAAGAAGTACAAAACTCTAGACTTTTTCATGGATTAAGTTTACTCAATCTATACAAAGATAAATACTGGAATAAAAAATCATGGAAATAAAAAATTTTATAAAAATATATGATGAAGTTTTACCTTGGGAAAACATATCTAGTTTAATAAGATTTGCATCTAGTTCATCTGAGTTTCAAAAAGCATATGTTGGGGGTTCTCCTAATTCTAAACCTGAAATAAATTTTAATATAAGAAGAACGTGGACTTTAGGTTTGACCAATATAGGGGATAGTTTAACAAAAGTTCACTGGTTTAACTTTTTAACAAATCAATTTGACTTGTATATAAAAAAATACATAAAAGATCTAAACATTGAGAATTTAAACTATCAAACTATTAATGATATATCTATTTTAAAATATGAGGACACAGGATTTTATACGTGGCATACTGATCATTTTGCACAGAATCCAAGAACAATGAGTTGTATTCTATTATTAAATAATGACTATGAGGGTGGGAATTTGTGTTTTAGAAATCCAGATAAATCAAATGAATGGGAAGTAGAAGTTAAACCAAATAGAATGATTATTTGGCCAAGTAATTTTTTGTTTCCGCACACAGTAAAACCAGTAACGAAAGGAACCAGGTATTCAGTTGTAGCATGGGCTCTTTAAAAGAATTTAAATATAAATTAATTAAAAATTTTTTAACTCAAGAAGAAGTTAAATTGTTAACTGATTACTGTAGAATAAAACATAGATTAAATTTTAACTCATTTGATTCTCAACAAAATAATAATAATGATACTTATTTTTATGGAGATCCATTAATGGAGTCCTTGATGGTTAATAAATTAAAATTTATGGAAAAAGAAACAGGTTTAGAACTATTACCCACCTATGCCTTTTGGAGAATGTACTCGATGTTTGCAGATTTAAAAAAACATAAAGATAGACCTTCCTGTGAAATTAGTGTAACAGTAATGATAGGATCCGATGGAAATAAATGGCCAATATTTATGGATGGAACGGAAATAAATATAGAGCCAGGAGATGCCGCAGTGTACTTGGGTTGTGAGGTTGAACATTGGAGGGAAGAATTTAAAGGAGACTGGCATGCACAAACATTTTTACATTATGTAGATAAAAATGGTAAAAATACAGAATGGTTTAAAGATAAAAGATTATTATATGGGACATCTAGATGAAATTTAAACAATACGAAAATGGATCTTGTGACATTGAGTTTTCTTGGAAAGAAAGATTAATTTTATTTAGAAAAGGAAAACTTCATTTATCCGATGAAGATTTAAAACATTTTGGAAACCATCTTGTTAAAATAGTAATGGATTGGCAGACAAAATTTAATGAAAAAACAAAAAATTTAATTACAACAGAAGAAACTAAAATTAATTCAAAGTAGATGAGAATTTTAGCTTTGCAGTTTAGTCATCATGCCTCAATTGCTATAATAGAAAATGGTGAAATAGTTTTATTTATAGAAGAGGGTAGATTATCTAAAATTAAATATGATGAAAATATTTTACATATTTTTAATAAAATAAAAAACATTAAATTTGATTTTATTGCATACACAGATTGTGATTTAACATTAAAAAAACAATCAATATTGAATGAAAATTTAATAACATTTTTGAAAGATTATCAAATTGAATACGATCAATTAATACCCTATTTTTTTCACCATCATACACACGCATTTTCGGCTTTTTATAATTCTAATTTTAATAAAGCAATTTGTTTAGTAATTGATAATGGAGGTACAAACCTTGAGGTTGAGGGGCAAATGTTTGGTTCTGAGATAGTAAGTATTTTAAAATTTGATTATAAAAATGAAAAATTAAAAGTTGAAGAAGTTTTTAAAATTTGTCAAAATAGAGAGGGTAAAACTTTAGAAAAATTTGATAAAATATATAGTCTACCCACTATAAGTTTAGGCGGAATGTATGAATTTTTTAAAGTTTTATTTGAAATAAAAGAGCCTGGCGCAGTTATGGCATTAAGTTGTTATGGTAAACAAAATACATTACCTGTTTGTTTTACATTTGATAAAAATTTATTTATTTCAAACCCTATTTTTTTATATGAAGTTATGGCGTATAGTAAAAAAAGAATGAAAGAAGCTTGTTATATACTTCAAAAACAAACAACAGAAATTATTTTACATTACATTGATTACATTACAAAAAATTATCCAAATTATCCAATTTGTTTATCCGGGGGAGTTTTTCAAAACTGCATGATTAATTTTGAGATTATTAAAAACCATAAAAATATTTTTGTAGACCCTGTCTCTCATGATGGGGGTACTGCATTAGGTTTAGCCCAACATATTTATTTTGAAAAAACTGGAAAAAAACCTTCACCTTATAAAAATATTTTTTTAGGTTTTAAATATGATTATTCTAATTTAATTTTTAAATTATTAAATAATGATATAATTATTGAAAAGCTTTTTTTTAAAAAAACTAATAATAGTGAGGTTGCAGAGTTATTGAGTAAAAATAATGTTGTTGCTATTTTTCAAGGTAGATCAGAATCCGGACCTAGAGCATTGGGTAATCGATCAATTTTATTTAATCCCTCTGATATACATGGAAAAGATAAAATAAACATAATTAAAAATAGAGAGTGGTTTAGACCCTATGCTGGGACTGTTATGGATGAACACAAAAAAAATTGGTTTAATTTTTACAATAAAGAAAACACTGAATTTATGTCATATGCAGTAGAAGTAAAAAAAGAAAAACAAAATTTAATCCCAGCTATTACCCATATTGATGGATCATGTAGAGTACAAACATTAAAAAAAGAAGATAATAAACATTTTTACAATTTAATTGAAGAATTTTATAAAATAACAAATGTACCCATACTTCTAAATACATCTTTAAATTTAGCGGGAAAACCTTTGGTTGAAAATTTTGATGATTTAATAAACATATTACAAAAATCAGAGATTAACTATGGGTATTTACCAGAATATGATTTACTAATATATAAATGAAACCAGAGTTAATTAAAAATTTCATAGACACTAATATTTTTAATTGGGATGATTTAAATAATTTAATAAAAAATCATCCAAAACATTTAATAAAATTTTTAAATAAAGACGGTGGAAAAGATTTATTTGATGAAAATATTTTAAAAGAAAAAAAAGGATCAACTTTAATTTTTACAAATACACAAACAGTTAAAAAAGAATTTCAACAACTAGTTGATTATTTTAAGTTAAAAAAAACAATTTTAAAAAACACAAAATTGTGGGATGTTCAAATTTACGCAAGTTTTGGTAACGATTTATTTTCTTTTGTTCCACATTTTGATTCGGCTTATAATTTTATATTACAGTGTGAAGGTTCTTGTAGATGGAATGTTTCACATGCTTTTCATGAAGTACTACAACCTCGAGATCTAATTTTTATTCCAAAAAATTGGGTTCATGAATGTATTCCCTTAACAAGTAGAATTTCTTTAAGTTTTAGTTTTTGGGAATAAGTTAAATGTTAAAAATTATTAAAAAAGATCTTTTTGTTATAAGTATTCATAAATTAAATAATTTTTTAGATAATGAAATATGTAAAACAATATTAAATTTTATTTTACTAAATAAAAATAAAATAGGAAAGTTGAATGATTTGGGAAAAGGAGAATTTAGAATATCTCATTTCAAAAATAAAAATTATAATTCCTTTGAACAAGGGAATCAAATTATTGATTTTATTGATGAACAATTAAAAATTAATTTAAGAAATAATATACAAGAAGTAATTAAACTTTGTGAAAAAGATTTTGGTTTTTATGATCTAAAATTATTAAATTCTTGGACAACTATACAAGACAAAGATAGTGTTCTTTTAAGACATAACCATGCACCATGTAAGCTAAGTGGTGTTTTATATATAAATGTTGATAAAGAGGGTCCTCCTTTAACTTTTTACAACCCAAATTCTATTATTGATATTTATGATTTTAATTTTTATAATCACAATACTTTTAATAAATTTAATATTATACCTCAAATTGGAGACTTAATTTTATTTCCATCTTACTTAAACCATGATTCAAATAATGAAAATAATAAAATTGAAAATAGAGTTGCTATAAGTTTTAATATGATTTGAACTTAACATTAATAATTGTGGTTAAATAACCCTATATTTCAACTTGATGAAATATAAGGTATAATGATTAATGCCTTTAAAAAAAATACCCGTAGCTCCAGGCTTTGATAAACAAGATACAGCATCCCAAGCAGAAGGACGCTGGATTGATGGGGATAACGTACGTTTTCGTTATGGTAGCCCACAAAAGATAGGGGGTTGGGAGCAGTTATTATCAAGCACATTAGTCGGTGCTGCACGAAATCAATGGATATGGGCAGATCTTAAAGGTAATCGTTATTCAGCTATTGGCACTAATAAAGTATTAGTTATTTATTTTGAAGGTGCGTTTTACGATATTACACCAGTCGATACTGTTTTAACAAGTTGTACCTTTAATACTTTAAACGGCTCTACATCGTTAACTGTTAACAAAGCTGGACATGGGTTAACTGTTGGAAGAATTGTTAAATTTACTGCAGTAACACCACCCACAGGAACAACTGCAGGAAACTTTACAAATTTATTTGAGGTAATAACAACACCTTCATCAAGCACTTTTACAGTCACTTTACCAACAGCCGCATCTTCAACGAACAATGCTTCCGGTTCTGCCTCTTGCACACCTTACTTTGATTTTGGTCCCTTTGGACAAACATACGGATATGGTTATGGTACATTTAACTGGGGCGGATTTAGTTCAACAGTTACTCAAAATGCAATAAACGTAATTGGTGGAATAAATAATTCAACTGCAACAATTACAGTAGACTCAACTACAGGATTTCCTGCATCAGGAACTATTTTAATAGATTCAGAATTAATTACGTATGCTAGTTTAAGTGGAACTCAATTTTTAACTTGCGGTAGAGGAGCCGAAGGCACAGCTGCAGCCTCTCACGCAGACAATGCAATAGTTTATGATGCTGCTACTTATGTTGGTTGGGGTGAAGCATCTTCAGTTCAAACTGCTATAAGATTAGATCCAGCAAACTGGTCCTTAGATAACTTCGGACAAATATTAGTAGCAACAATGCACAACGGTCCTACATTTACTTGGGATCCAGATTCAGGACTAACTACAAGAGCAGTGATTAATGCTTCAATGCCTCAAAAATCTGTTATGACTATGGTATCAGACAGAGATCGTCATCTTGTTCATCTAGGTACTACAACGACTGTAGGTGGAGCAGTTCAAGATAAAATGTTAATTAGATTTTCTGATCAAGAAGACTTTGAAGTTTATGCACCAACATCAACAAATACAG